TTGCGTCGGGTCAGGTAAGGCAGGTGAGGTGGGGCTTGGCGGGGCACGGTGGAGCGAGGTCTGGTGTGGCAGGTGGGGCTTGGCTCGGTATCGTTTGGTATGAACCGGTCAGGTTCGGTAAGGCAGGTCAGGCGAGGCTTGGCGGGGTGGTATGGTGCGGAGCAGTGCGGTCTGGCTCGGTGGAGTAAGGCAGGTGTGGCTGGGCGAGTTTGGGTAATGCACGGTTCGGCGGGGTAACGCAGGTAAGGCAGGATTAGGAATGGCTGGATGAGTTCTGGTGAGGCAACGCAGGTACGGCGAGGCATCGTAAGTTCGGGTTTGGTGAGGTAGGGCAGGTAAACAATTTAGGAGAACAAAATGACAACTGAAACAATGAAAGAAGAACGGAAGTTTCTTGAGCGGCTGGCAAAGAGCTATGGCGGGATGCTGCTGGTCGATACCGTGCTGGATGCGGCGCGTGACCCAAAGTGCATTCTGCACAGGCATTTTCAGTGGGACGATACAAAAGCCGCTGAAGCTTTCCGTAGGATGCAAGCTCGGCAACTGATCCAGAAATGCACCGTGACGATTGAGAAGGCTCCGGATGTGCAGGTTCGGGCGTTTGTCAGTATGGCAGCGGACCAGAATACTGGGGGTGGCTACAGGATGATGGTGGATGTTCTGTCCGACGATGACTTGAAAGCCCAGCTATTACATGAAATGCAAGTCGCCCTGATTAAATGGAAGAAGCAAATCCACTTGCTTGACAAAGAAACTGCCGCCATTATTGATGCTTTGGAAGGTGTGATAACGCAAACTGTATCAACTAAGAGGAAGGCACATGGACAATCGCAGTATAGAAAGGCTGGCTAACGCTTTGGAAGAAATGCCACGTACGGAAATAGATTTAGAAGCAGCAAGAACTTTGCGGGAACTTGGGAGAGTGTTTGAAGTTGCGCGAGAGATGGTCATGGCTAACACCCACGAACAAAGCAAAGCAGCTTACTCTGAAATGATTGACCTGATCAAAGGTAAACGGGGGGAGTGATGGACACGAAGTTTTGTACAGCTTGTCAGGTCACTCGCCCCGCCGAGGGCGGTGTAAAAAAGAAGGCCGGTCGTATTGTGCGGTGGGTGTGCAGGATGTGCGTTGAGAAAAGAAGTTCAAGTCATTTTGGTAAACCTAAAGAGTAGGAGGCTACGATGCCCTATGTGAACAAACCTCGTCCGTACAAAAAAGAGTATGAGCAATACGATGGTACGGAGAAAGTCAAAAAGAAGCGGGCCGAGCGGAATAAAGCTCGACGAATCATGACGGAGGCAGGGGTAGTAAGTAAGGGTGACGGTAAAGACGTTGACCACAAGACTCCACTGTCGAAAGGTGGCAAGACTACCAAGAGCAACCTGCGTGTCAAGACCGCGAGTGACAACAGATCGTATCCACGCAAGTCAAACCACGAACCTAAATAATGCAAATAGTTGACGACAAACTACTGGTGGTGCGAACCAAGTGGCCTAGCCGCATCACGGAGACAATCAAGCGCAGCAAGGCTGTAGCACAGCACGGGGATGTCAGCGAGGTCGTAGTCTTCTGGGGGCTGGAGGAAGCACAGAATCTAAGCAAGGTCGGCATCAAGAAAGTGCCGTCTCCGATACTGCGCGACTACGACTGGCCGGGTTTGTTTGCGCCGATGGCACATCAGAAAGATACTGCATCGTTCTTGTCCATCAACCAACGGGCGTTCTGTTTCAATGAACAGGGAACTGGTAAGACGGCGTCAGCCATCTGGGCTTCAGACTATTTGCTTACACAAAACACAATCCGGCGAGTGCTGATCATCTGCCCGTTGTCGATCATGCAGTCAGCGTGGCAAGCAGACCTGTTCAAGTTCGCTGTACACCGGAGCGTGGACGTAGCTTATGGTGACCGTTCCAAGAGAAAGGCGATCATCAACGGCCCCGCCGAATACGTTGTCATTAACTTTGATGGTCTCGACATCGTCAAAGACGAAATTAAAAACGCAGGGTTTGACCTAGTGATTGTTGACGAAGCAAACGCGTACAAAAACTCGCGTACCAAACGCTTCAAGGCTCTCAAAGAGATCGTATCCAACAAGACATGGCTATGGATGATGACGGGCACCCCCGCTGCACAGTCTCCGCTCGATGCCTATGGGTTAGCCAAAGCATGCGTACCACAACGCACACCGATGCTGTATGGGGCGTACCGCGATATGGTGATGACACAGTTGACTCGGTTTAAGTGGGTGCCGAAGTCTAACGCCGAGCAGGTAGTTCACAGCCTCTTGCAGCCAGCAATTCGCTACACCAAAGCTGAGTGTTTAGATTTGCCAGATGTAACCATGGCGTCGCGCTTTGCGCCGATGACGGCCCAGCAGACCAAGTACTACAAGCAACTAAAGAAAGACATGCTAATCAACGCTGCAGGAGAAGATGTTTCCGCTGTGAACGCAGCATCTAACCTGACCAAGCTTCTGCAGATTGCTGGTGGGGCTGTGTACACCGATAGTAAGAACGTCGTTGAGTTTGATGTGTCAGATCGATTGAACGCAGTGCTTGAAGTTATAGAGGAAGCAACTCACAAGGTGCTAGTCTTCGTGCCGTTTACGCACACCATTGGGCTACTCAAAGAATTCTTAACAAAACAGAACATCACTTGTGAAATTATCAATGGAGCGGTGCCGGTTACAAAAAGAACCGAGGTGTTTAAAAAGTTCCAAGAACAACAAGACCCTAAAGTTTTGTTAATACAACCGCAAGCCGCTGCACATGGTGTGACACTAACTGCTGCGAATGTTGTCATCTGGTACGCACCAATAACTTCCATTGAGTATTACCTGCAAGCAAACGCTCGTGTGCATAGACAAGGGCAAAAGAACCCTGTTACCGTTGTACACATCGAAGGAAGCCCAGTAGAAGCAAAGTTGTATGCCGCGCTGCAAAATAAAATAAGTTTTCATTCAAAGATTATCGATCTTTATAAGAACGAAATCCAAGAATAATTCTTGACTGTGTCAAGAAACATGGTAGTATTAAATATCGGTGAACCCGAACAAAGGAGAAAGCTATGGAACTCGATGTTCCCATTGATAAAATTGTTGAGACGTATATCAAGATACGTGATAAAAAAGATGCCCTCACAAACCAGTACAAAGCCGAGGCTGCGGCACTGGACGAGGAGATGGCAGTACTGAAGCACAAGCTGGTTGATATATCAAAAGAAACCGGCGTTACTAGTTTTTCAACCCCCACGGCAACGGCGTTTCGCACTGTAAAGACTCGTTACTGGACTAACGACTGGGAGAGCTTTTACGGTTTCTTAAAAGAACATGGGACCATGCAGTTGTTGGAAAAACGTATTCAGCAGTCGAACATGAAAGAGTTCATGGAGCAGAACCCGGACAAACACCCGCCCGGCCTGAACATCGACAGCGAATATGACATCACAATCCGTCGTAAATAGGAGAAAGCAATGAGCGACATCACACTGTTTCAATCGAATAACCTTCCTGACTATCTGAAGGAAGTTGAGCTTGACGACCTGACTAAATCACTTGCCGGTAATACTTCGGTTAAGCGTATTTCTATCCGTGGTGGCGTATTCCGCCTCATGGTATCAGGCGAAGAAGTAGCAAAAAATGAGAGTCGTTCGATGAACATCGTCATCGTCAATGGCGGTCGGCACATAGGTCGCCAATACTACAAAGGCAAATACGTCCCCGGCGAGACTGCGGCACCTGACTGCTGGTCTAACGATGGCGATAAACCCGATGCTAGTATCGAAAGCCCACAAAGTTCCGCTTGCGAAGGTTGCCCTCAGAACATCAAAGGTTCTGGTCAAGGTGATTCACGCGCTTGCCGTTATCAGCAGAAGCTGGCTGTTATGTTGGCCGACGATATCAAAGGTGACGTGTATCAGTTAGCGTTGGCAGCTACTTCGATCTTTGGTCGCGGCGACACCGACAAGATGCCATTCCAGCAGTACGCCAAGTACGTTGGTTCACAAGGTAAGAACATCAATACGCTGGTCACAGAGATGCGTTTGGACTCAGACTCTGATACTCCGAAACTGACGTTCAAGCCCGTTCGATTCCTGAGCCGCGAAGAATGGGAGACTGCACGTGAAAAGGGTGACACTCCAGCGGCTAAAGCAGCGATTACTCAAACTCCTGCTACCACAGATGGAGGTAAGAAGGCGATACCGAAACCTGCGGCGAGTGCTCTTGAAGATGTACCCGAGCCAACCAAACGTACCACTAAGAAAAACGAAGAGCCAGCCGCGAAGAAAGACTTCGCCGATGTGATCAATAGTTGGACTACGGATGACTAACTATGGATAACCGTGGTTACGCTTCTAGAATCATAAAGGCGAACTTAGCGGCGAATCAGGAAAGCCCCGGTGTTGCGCTGGGGCGGTTCTGTATCCAAAAGGAGATTCCGGTTTCAGATGTTGCCGAGTACTTCGGTGTCAGCAAGATGACCATATACAAGTGGTTCGTGGGGGAGTGGTCACCTCGCAAGACAAACGCCGAAAAGATTTGGGGCATGCTGAAACAAGCTAAGTTCAATAAATAACAATCGGCATGGGCGGTTACAACAAATGGCAAAGACAGACTTGTTGTCAGCAGTCCTCTCTACGGAGGGATGGTACTGCGTAGTAGGTCTAAAAAAGACCGGTATGCCGAAGCAAATTTTCGTGCAGACACTGGAGGAAATAGAGCACCAAGCAGCAGATTTACTATCAAAGCATTACGACGTTTATTTCGCTTGCGCTAAATACGAAGCAAACACAACCCGTACAACCGATAACGTCAAGGACATCAAGGCGTTCTGGTTGGACATCGACTGCGGGGAGGGCAAACCCTACGAGACACAGGCTGACGGGATTGAAGCCCTGAAGCAATTCTGTGCTGACCTAGGGTTGCCCAAACCCACCTTAGTAAACTCAGGGCGTGGGGTCCATGTTTACTGGCAACTGGTGTCGGCTATCGAACGACCACAGTGGAAAGCGGTTGCTGAGAGACTGAAGCAGGTCTGCCACGAACGAGGACTACAAGCTGACCCAGCAAGGACTGCCGACGCTGCGTCTATTCTCCGTATCCCAGAAACAAAAAACCTGAAAGGTGAGCCACCTCTCAACGTCTCGATAATCTGCATGGGCGCACCCGTGGAGTTTGAGGCTTTCCGCAATATCGTCGGCGCGATTGAAGAGGCACCTGACTACGCAAGCTCACAAGTAAATGAGCTAACCAAAGCATTGATGGGGAACAAGCGGCACAGGTTCTCCACCATCATGATGAAAACGGCGAAGGGTACAGGGTGCCAGCAACTAGCCACAGCTATAGCAGAACAGGAAACACTGGAAGAGCCACGTTGGAGAGCCGCACTGTCGGTTCCAGCTTTCTGTGTAGACGCCGAGACTGCCGTTCATGAAGTTTCTTCACAGCATCCGGAGTATTCTTTTAATGCGACAGAAGCTAAGGTGGCAAAGATTCGCGGGCCGTACACATGCGAAGCGTTTGAGCGTATCAACCCCGGCGGTTGCGATAACTGCCCAAACAAAGGAAAGATCACTTCTCCAATTGTACTGGGGCAAGAGATTGCAGCGGCAGAACCAGAAGATAACGTCATTGAGTTCACAGCAGCGGATGCTATCAAGCCGGTCACATACACCATACCCGAATACCCATTCCCATACTTCCGTGGCAAGACAGGTGGGGTGTACCGCAAGTCAGAGGACGATGAGGATGAGGACGCAATTCTTATCTATGAGCATGACCTGTATGTAGTGAAGCGTATGAAAGACCCGCAGCACGGAGAAGTTGTGTGGATGCGGTTGCACACTCCCAAAGATGGGGTAAAAGAATTTGCTCTGCCAGCCGTCGATCTGTTGACTACTGAAAAGCTCAGAGAAAAGTTGGCTTGGTACGGTGTTATCGCTATGAAGAAACAGATGGACAACATCATGGCCTACATCGTCCGATTTACAAAAGAACTTCAATGTAGAGAAGGAGCAGATATTATGCGGACCCAGTTTGGGTGGACCGATAACAGTCGGTCGTTTGTTGTAGGGGACACAGAAATCTGCGCGGACGGAGATCGTTACAGCCCACCGTCTAGCTATACGGCACCGGTTGCAGACCATTTTATCCCAGTCGGATCATTAGAAGAGTGGAAGAGCGTCATCAACGTCTACGACGCGGTCGGCTTTGAGCCCATGGCGTTCGGCTTTTTTACTGCGTTCGGCGCACCGCTGATGAAGCACTTGAATTTAAAAGGTGCGATTATCAACATGATCAACAACCAATCTGGCACTGGTAAGACCACGACGATCAAGGCCATGCACAGTGTGTATAGTCACCCGGAAGAAGTGATGCTTATTCAGCGGGACACGATGAACGTAAAGCTGCATCGGTTGGGTGTCATGAACAATCTAGGGTTGGGCTGCGACGAGATAACCAAGATGACACCGGATGACTTCTCTGACTTTGCCTACGCTGCTTCTCAAGGTCGCGGTCGGGGCCGAATGAAGTCCAACGAAAACGCCGAACGCAACAACTTCGCCCGGTGGGAAACCATCGTCCTGTGCTCCTCAAACGCCTCGGTCGTGGACAAGCTGAAGACCCTCAAGGCTACGGCAGATGGGGAACTGATGCGGGTAATTGAGTACTCAATTCCAGATGTGAAACTGCTAACTAAGGAACAGGCCGATGAGATATATCCCAAGCTATATACCAACTACGGACATGCTGGGCGTATCTACATCCGGGACTTGGTCTGTAATCTGGAGGAGCGCATCAGGGAGGTCAAGGATATCCAGCTTCTGATTGACCGCAAGGTAGGCTTCACGAACCGGGAGCGGTTCTGGTCAGGGGTGGCGGCTTGCAACATCGCAGGTGCTCTGTTTGCCCGTAGGCTTGGCTTGATCGACATCGATGTGGGCCGGGTGTTCAAGTGGATGGTCAAAGAGTTCAACCAGATGCGGCAGGAGATAAAACCCCCTGCGTCCTCTTATGCCAGCGTCGTCGGCGAATACTGGAACGAACAGCGGCAGAATACTTTGGTCATCAACGATGAGGTGGACAAACGGACTGGTGTGGAGCTTCTCCCTATTTTAGAACCTAGAGGGGAGCTTACTATCCGGATGGAGCCAGATACCCAGAAGCTTTTCATAATCGCCAAGAAGTTCCGGGAGTACTGCTCCAAACACCAGATCACCTTGAAGGATGTGCTCAACGCACTGACTGCGGAAGGAGTCTACGTTGGCACGGTGAAGAAACGTATGGCAAAGGGCACCAAGCTATCCAGCACCCCACCAGTGGACGCATACGTGTTTGACTGCTCACGGGGCGACTTCCTTGACCCAGACATGTACATCTCTGCTGCCAAAGCCGAGCCTGATTCTGATGCAGAGAGTGTCGCCGTAGCCACTGGTACCGATGGTGGTTGATGGAGTTCCTTACGAAGTGAACTGGAGGAAGTTCTCGGTGGGAGCTTCCTTTTTTGTCCCGTGTATCCATGCTGACTTAGCCAAAGAACAAGTCAGAGCGCGGACAAAACGGCTGGGATTCAAGGTAGTTACGAAAGTAGTAATTGAGGAGGGAATACGCGGGTTGCGCGTGTGGAGAATTAAGTAGTAAGATGTCTTCGGCAACAATGCTTTCTGTTGCTTTCTTCTAAAGTTGTTTTTGCCCCCGGCACCCCCTCTTTGGCCGGGGGCTTTTTTATTCGTCCTCCGCAAACTCGCCCATGTCCATGATCTCGGGGCGCAGCTTCTTGTCGATGTCGGCACCGAAAATTTCCGCTTCTGCAGCCCGTCTAGCCCGTTTCTGAAACGACTTGTTGATCTTGTCGCCCGTAATTGCCAAGGCCGGGTACTTCTCACTGAACTCAATAGCCCGGTCAAGTGCGTCCGAGTAGCCTTCTGGGTTATCTCGCTCAAGCCACAGCCGGTTCATGATGGCAGTGCGCGCGTCCTTGATCTTCTGCTCTTTCTGCTTCATGGAGATAGCAGCTTTCTGCTTCTGGGCGAGGCGATCTGGCTGCAGACCTATTGCCTGCATGGCAAGCTCAGTGGCGGTAAAGTTATCTACCAGTACATCTCCACCCTTGGTTCTGGCACCTTCCTCGCTCATACGGGCAGCGGATACGGGTTTAGCTACGACGGCTGGGAGCGCCTTTTCGGCTGCTCGTTGGTACTGGCCTTCCTTGACTAGTTGAATAGCATCCGCGAAGTTAAGTCCTAGTCCTACGACGGGACCAGCGTTGGCGATCATAGCTTCAATAAGACCTTCGCGTACATCTGGGGAGTACCGACCATCCCTCCAAAGCAGGGCCTTGGGGTCAAGACTGACTCGTTCAGACAAAGCCGCACCTGCCATCGTCGGCAAGCCACGAGCCGTAACTTCTCCAATCGTACGACCAGCCTTTTCTGCTTTATCTTCTTCCAT